GTCCGACTTCCCGAAGAATTGAGGCCAGACATAAGGCGCCTGATCGGTTCCCGCGATGGTGTAGCCATCGCTGGTCGAAGCAGACCGGTTCCCGCCCCGCTTGACCGTTCCATCCCAGTACCGGAGCATCATTGCGCTGTAGCCCGGATCTGCAACGCTTCCAAGGATGTTGTTGGTTGTCCCATAGTTGTAGGTTGAGCGGTCAGGCGCCGTCGCAGACGCAACGAGCGGGAACGGGTAGTAGTCAGGTTGCGCGAAAGCGGACATGAAACCGACGTAAGCGCTGGTGTAGTCCGACGCGCCCGTCTTGACCACGATCACAATCCGCTTGCTGTTCGAGTAGATCCAGTAGGTGACAGTTCCTGCGCCGAACATGAGGAACGTGGACGCGGGTGAAACCCCTGTCTGATCGAAGAAGCCTCGAAGGAGCGAGTTGTAGCCAATCGAGAAGTTCAGCTCGATCAGCTCAGTACTGGTTGCCGGATAGGAGTGCGAGCGCGCCTGAACGTAGACGCGCCGGGACGCATCGTAGCCCGGGCCCTGCCAGTTGTAGTAGTCCTCGCTGAAATGGCGAGTACCTGCGCCCTCCCAGTTCGTATCTGCTCCGAAGTCCTCGGCCGAACCGGACCGCCGAGCGACGGTCGCCGACGAGTGAACGCTCGAGAGATAGCCGTCGCCGAACGTAAAGGTCTGGTACTGCGAAGCCGTCCAGGTGATTGTGGAGGCCTCATACATGGTGGTCCAGGTCTCATTGTCATTCGACCACTGGATCAAGAACGACCGCGGCGTGGTGCCGACGGTGCTGTCCGCGCGCATGTAGACTTCCCGGATAATCGTCGGGGTACCGAAGTCGTAGGTGATCTTCCACGCGCGGCTCGAGCCGATGTTGCTCGAACGGACGATACCACCCGAGATCAGAAGCGACGCTGAGCCCGTGCCGAGATCCGAGATGGTGAAGTTCGCCGCGTTGGTCGCGACGTTCGCGCCGCCTACCGTCGTCCGGAAATTGAGAAGCTGCACGCCCCGAACGGTGCTACTCGTGCTCGACGACTCAAGGCATACCATACGCCAGTAGCGCGCGGCTTTCGGGGAAGCCGGCACGATGTCCGTCTCGCCGCGGTTCTTCGTCCACCCGTTCGCGACCAGGTGGGTGTTGATCGCCTTCAGGAGGTCGGTCGAGTTGAGGGCAGTACCCGTCGAGTAAGGCATTAGCTGAGGACTCCCTTGACGGTGTTCCGGTTGCGTTCGATGATGTTCATAACTACGACCTCGCCCTCGGGGGTGTCGAGAGCGTCCGCGATTGCTTTCGAGGTAACGTAGTTGTTGACGGTGATGGACCCGGCACCCTTCTGACCACTGCCCGCATCCTCAGCCTGCTTCTGGCCGCTCGCCGCGTTCGCTGCTTGCGACGGGACAGACAGGCCGCCCGGCGAACCGCCGTCCGCGAACTTCAGCGACTGGCCCGAGTTCATCGCCTGCAGAAGCGGAAGGAACTGCTTCGTCGCGTCCGCGTTCATAACGAACTCGCCATCGCTGAGCATGGCAGGGATCACGTCCGAACGCGGGCCGCCCGGACCCGAGATCTGACCGCCCGTCGCAAGTCGGGCGATGCCGCCGTCCTTCAGACCCAGGCCGCCTCCGCCAACCAGGCCGCCGTCCTTCAGACCGAGAACGCCTTTCAGCGCTTTCAGGAGCAGCATCTTGGTCGTCAGTTGCAGGATGTCCGCGGCCACCGAACGCGCAAACTCCTTGAAGTCGAGCTTGCCGGTCTTGGCGAAGTCAACGATGGCTTTGGTCGCGTTGTCGAAGAGCGAGGTCAGTGCCGTCTCAGCGAGATCCGACTCGTTACCGATGGACTCGCCAAGGCCTTTCACTGCGCGTTCGATGCCCGAGCGCCAGTCAGTCGCGTTCTGGAGGTCCTTGTCGTAGGCCTCTTTCAGACGCTCGTTGAAGATCACCTCGAGCTTGTTCGCGTAGTCGGTATAGGCGAGGCCCAGTTCGCTCAGCTTGGCCTTCTGCTCCTCATACCACGCTTGCACGGCAGCGACTGCGCCGCCATTCGCTTCCTGGATCTTGGCGAACTCGTCGTCGATGCTCTTGGTGAACTCCTGCTGAGCCTTCGTCAGGTCGTCAACGGCTTTCGCAGCGCCGCCCGCAGCGCCGCCCAGTCCCGTGACTGCCGGTGTCGTGGTCGTCGTGACCGTGTCCCCAAGCGCTGCCGCAGCGTCCGTAGCAGCTGCGGTGGCATCTTGGGTCGCTTGCAGCTTGGTCGTGAGACGATCCTGCAGCGCGCCGCCCAGCTCGGAAACCTTGTCGGTGAACGCACCGACATAGTCGATCTGCTGGTTGCTGAATGCCGTCGAGATCGCCTTGCCGGCGTCCGAGACAGCCGCGCGGTACCCTTCGACCTCGATCTTGGCACCTGACAGGTCCACGGTCAGGGCGTTGCGGATCTTGTCACCCGTGCCTTCGAGGCCCGGGATGTAGTCGAGCGCGCTCGCGATACCACCCAGAGCTCGCGCGAAGATGTTCACGATGTTCTCGGCGCCCTGGATCACAGCGTTGACCGCGAGCGCCATGGCGAGCTTGAACAGGGCCGGAATGCCATCCGTGATCACCGGGCCAATGGCTGCGACCAGGCCGACGTAGAACCCAATATAGGTGTTGATCGCGCTCTTGATCAGTTCACCGACGCCCGACAGCATGTCCGACCAGTCGCCGACAAACCCGGTCAGCCACGAGATTACGTTGGTGAAGAACCCGCCAGCGGCCGACGTCGCAGTGCCGAAGACGCTCGCAACGATGGCCGCGCCTTCCTTGATCAGGTCCCAGGCAACCGAGACAGCCGCGGTGAACGTCTGCCAGACGGTCGTCGTGACGCCGCCCACCTCGACCGTGGTGTTGCCGAAGTAGGCAAGAGCCGCGGACGCCGCAATGATCAATGCGGCAATCTGACCGAATGGCGTCAGGAGCCAAGCGGCAGCCATGGCGAGGAGCCCTGCAGTCGCCGTTGCGACCGTCGGTATCATTGCGAGGAGGGAAGGGATCAGCAGAGTCGCGAAGCCTGCCGCCGCGACCGTAACGAAGCGACCGATAGCATCGAAGTTGTCTGCGAGGACGCGCAGGACAGGAGTGAGTGCACTCGTGATGATGCCGCCCAGCGTGATCAGCGCGTCCGTGATCCCCTGCCGAACGCGCGCAGCCTGGAAGTCAAAGGTGTTGGTCATCTTGTCGAAGGCTTCTTGAGTCGCGCCCGACTTGGTGGCCATGTCCGCCATGATCTTGTTGAGGTCAACGCCGGCTTGACCCGACAGCGCAAGGGCCGGGATCAGCGCTTCGACACCACCGAAGAGCTGCGCCATCGCGTCGGTCGAGCCGCCCGTCTTCTGCACGAGGTCCGCCATGAACCCAGCGAGACCTTTCGACTGCAGGCCTGCCGTCGAGAAGTCAATGCCGAGCTGCTTGGCAAGTTTCGACGCCTCGGAAGTTGGCTTGACGACTGCGGCAAGGATCGCGCGGACGCCGGTGACTGACTCCTGCGTCGAGATACCGCCCTTCGTCAGGGCCGCGACAGTGCCCACCAGCTCATCCACGCCCACTCCAGCTTGAGCCGCGAGCGGCGCGACCTTACCGAGGGACGCGGACAGTTCACCGATGGTCGTCTTGCCTGCGCGCATACCGATAAAGAGCGCGTCCGAGACGTCGGCCGCTTGCGACGACGCAAGGCCGTAGGCGTTGAGGATCGAGGTCAGACCGTCGGCCGCGACTGCGACCGTGGTCACACCACCCACCGCGAGTTTGTTCGAGGCAGTCATCAGGTTGATGGCGTCGGTCGCCGTACCAGCACCCGCAGAGATGATCTGATAGGCCGCCGCGGCCTGGTCGACCGCGGGCGAGCCAAACTCGATGGCCTGGTCTCGGACAGCTTGGGTCAGGAGGCTCATGTTGAAGACGGCAGTGTCGACCAGGGTCGAAACTTCCGCCATCTTCGTCTCGAAGGTAGCAGCGGCCGCGACAGCATCGGAAAAGATCTTCGAGATGCCGAGCGCGGCAAGGCTGCCAAAGGCAGCAGCGAGCACGTTCGCGCGGCTGGTCAGATTGCCGAACGTGTCGCCAAGCTTCTTGCCCTTGTCACCGAGTTTGTCGAGGGCATCCTCGCCGCGGCGAGCCCCATCAACCATCGGTTTGGAGTCAACGCCTACTCGGAGGGTGCTTTCCTGCGTCGCCACTTGCTGGTTGTCTCCGCTTACCGACCTCGCCTAGCCAGGCGTCGTCACAGATCCGAATGTAGTGCATCAGATCGAGGCGGTCCTCCAGACTCTCGAAACCGAC